CTAATTGATATGAATCAGATTATGATTAGTAATCTGATGATGCAACTGAAGGGCGATGCTCTAAATGAAAATCTTGTTCGTCATATGGTGCTTACTGCCCTTCGCGCATTTGAAAGACAATACTCTCCCAAGTATGGTGAGATTGTTCTTGCGTATGATAGTAAGCACTACTGGCGAAAGGAAGTATTTCCCTATTACAAACAGAATAGAAAGAAAGACCGAGAGGCATCCGACTTAGATTGGAATGCTATCTTCGAAGTCTTGAATAAGATACGCGATGAGATTAAAACCTTCTTTCCATACAAGGTAGTTGAAGTATATGGTGCAGAGGCTGATGATGTCATCAGCACTCTCACTACCTATCAAGCGTATCGCAACATCAAACTTCAGAAGGAAGGTAACGATGTTGAAGAGGTATTGATTCTCTCAGGAGATAAAGATTTTATTCAGCTACAGAAGTATCCTTTTGTTAAGCAATATAATCCGATTCTTAAGAAGGAGATTAAACATGATGATCCCAAAGCATATGCCAGAGAGCATATCATTAAAGGAGATAAGTCAGATGGCATACCTAACTTCCTATCTGATGCTGATACATTTGTGGTAGGCAAGAGACAGAAACCTATAAGTAAGAAAAACTTAGAAAAGTGGGTGAACCAAGACCCATCTGTATTCTGTTTAACAGAAGAAGCTGCTCAAAATTATGAGCGCAATCGGAAATTAATCGATCTTTCCTGCATTCCTGAACATCTTGCTACCGAGATTGTATCTTGCTACAAGTCACTAAATAGCAACGAAAGGAAAGTTCCACTAGAATACTTTCAACAGCATCAACTGACTAAGTTGATGGAGGAATTTGTATTCCGTAATACACAACCACATTTTGAGGTGAAATAAACATGGCAACTGATACTTATAGACCACTCATTTCTGAGATTCTTCGTAAGGTTAACAACGCGAAGACAAAAGCAGAGAAGAAAGAACTGCTGGCAAAATATAATACACAGACTCTTCGTAGTTTGTTTATCTGGAATTTCGATGAGAGTGTAAAGTCAATGCTTCCTGAAGGTGAAGTTCCTTACACTCCCAACCCAGCACCAGAAGGAACAGATAATACTCTTCTGGAGAATGAAGGTAAGAAACTCTTTTACTTCGTGAAGGGTGGTGCTGACCACATTAGTCAGAGCAAGAGAGAGCAACTGTTTCTTGCTATGTTAGAAAATCTGCATCCTGATGAGGCAGAAGTTATTTGTTTGGTCAAAGATAAGAAACTACAAACTAAGTTTACTCGTATTTCAAAGTCTTTGATTCAGGAAGCATTCCCCAATATTCAATGGGGAGGTCGTAGCTGATGAAGATTCTCCATCAGAACTGTGACCCTTCAGTGGCAGATGATAGAACTCTGCCCTACAATGCTTACCTAGTTACTTATGAGATTGATGGAGCAATCGCTTATGATTTAGTCATCCCAGACAAACAAGTAGAAATCTTTGACTACTATTGGGATAGATATAGAGAAGGTCTTAAAGGTTGGAAACAATCTGAGGGGCGAGTAAATCCAAAACTTTGGGGAGTTCAACCGAAACAAGAAAAGAAAAAGAGGTAATTATGTCTTTAATTATTACTGGTGCTGGTAAGACACAAGCACTTTCATATTTGGTTGGTAAAGATACAACCGTTCAAAATTTAGTTCTCAAATTATTTTCAAATAATACTACTTTAAATGAAGACATATTAGTGTCTAGTTTTATTGAAGTTACTGGTGGAGGATATTCCAGCGTAGTGTTGCAAGGAGAATCTTGGAGTGTAGGAAACTCTGCTGCTGTTTATCCTCAACAAACCTGGGAGTTTACTGGTTCTGTTGGTAATGTTTATGGATACTATGTAACAACATTAGATAATTCTTCTGTTGTTTTTGCAGAACGATTTGAAGATGGTCCTTATAATGTAATCTACATCTGGAGATACAATTCGTGTTACACTTAACCTTCTGATTGCTTGATCTATGACTGTTAAACTCATTTCCGTTACACCTGATGCAGAACAGACAATGGCATACGTTGCTAGAGTGTCTAACCCTAGTAACCAAGATAACGAGAACTATGCAGGGTTACTGCGTTATTGCATTAAGCATAATCATTGGTCTGTGTTTGAACAATCTCATATGACCCTTGAGATTGAAACGAATCGTGGCATCGCAGCACAGATTCTTCGTCATAGGAGCTTCACATTCCAGGAATTTTCGCAACGCTATGCTGATGCTAACCTAATCACTGAGCATATTCCTGTGCCTGATCTGCGCCGACAGGATACCAAGAACCGTCAGAACTCTACGGATGACCTTGGAGACTATGTGAAACTCAAGTATCAGACAGAGATCGCTGAGCACTTCGCCGCCGCCAACGCGCTCTACAAGCGCCTCCTAGGGGCGGGAGTCGCTAAGGAGTGTGCCCGCTTCGTGCTCCCCCTAGCAACCCCCACACGCATCTACATGACGGGCTCATGCAGGTCATGGTTGCACTACATCGATCTTCGCTCTGCCCACGGCACTCAGAAGGAACACATGGTCATCGCTGAGCAGTGTAGAGAAATCTTTAAGGAGCAGTTTCCATCGGTTGCGGAAGCAATGGAATGGTGATATAATGGGGTCAACGACAGAGACCCCATGAATATTTTCTATCTCAGTTACGACCCTCGCACCTGTGCCGCCGAGCATTGCGATAAGCATGTTGTAAAAATGATTCTTGAGTATGCTCAGCTTCTTTCCACTGCTCATCGTGTGCTCGACGGCATTCCTTATACTCAAAAATCTCCCAAGGGTAAGACAGTCAAACGTTTTCGACTAGACTATCCGCGAGAAGATATTCTATACAAAGCAGCTCACATCAACCATCCATCTGCTGTGTGGGTGAGGCAATCCTCCTCTCACTATCGCTGGTTGTTTGAGTTGTTCCAGCATTGCTGTGTAGAATATACTCGACGCTATGGTAAGTATCACGCCAGTGAAAGTTTGATTAGTTATCTTTGGCGAGCACCACAAAACTCTAAAGATATGGGATGGCAGGATCCGCCTCCTGCAATGCCCGATAAATACAAAGTGCCTGGAGATTCTATCCAGTCATACCGTAACTATTATATCGGAGACAAGGTTGCTTTTGCTACTTGGAAGTCTCCATCTACACCCCCATTATGGTTTATTGAAGATGCCAACTTACAAGTTCAAGGATAATAATACTGGTGAAGAGTTTGAGAAGTGGATGTATATGGCAGAAAGAGAACCGTATCTCGAAGCTAATCCCCATATCACTCAGATGCCTACGCTACTACATGCAGTCTCTGAAGTAGGAAACTGGCAGAACAAAACAGATAGCGATTGGAAACACGTTATCAATCGCGCCGCAGATACTCCTGGTTCTAACATTAATCGTCTCTAATATGCCTGTAAGAAATCGTAAGACCAAGCAAGCCGTTCCATCGGGAATGAGCGTAAAGCAAATGAAGCGTAAGAAGCCATTAAATGCAGATTATTTCGCTAAAGATATCGAACCTCTTACCGATTCACAACGTAAGATGTTTGAAGAGTGGGAAAACAATAAGCATCTATTTGCTTATGGTGCTGCTGGAACTGGTAAAACATTCGTCGCGCTTTACCTCGCTCTTAAAGATGTTCTTAACGAGAACACTCCATACGAAAAAGTTTATATCGTTCGCTCACTTGTAGCGACACGCGAGATTGGTTTCCTTCCTGGCGACCATGAAGATAAGTCATCGCTCTACCAGATTCCTTATAAGAATATGGTGAAGTATATGTTTGAACTTCCAACTGATGAAGAGTTTGAACTACTCTATGGCAATCTAAAGAACCAAGGAACGATTAGCTTCTGGTCTACTTCATTCCTTCGTGGCACTACCATGGATAACTGCATCATCATCGTAGATGAAATGCAGAACCTGAACTTCCATGAACTTGATTCCATTATCACTCGTGTCGGTCAGGATTGTAAGATTATCTTCTCTGGGGATGTTCAACAGACTGACCTCGTTCGCACTAACGAACGTAATGGTATTCTTGACTTCCAAAAGATTATCAATACCATGGAAGAGTTCTCCTCCATTGAGTTTGGTGTGCAAGACATCGTTCGTTCTGGTCTTGTTCGTTCTTATATCATTAGTAAAATCAATCTAGGTCTCTGATGTTTATTCATTCTTCGTTATTCACCCCTATTGAACTTGAACCTGTTATGGTAGATGGTCGTAGGCTCTATCCAACACCTTCGGGTGGTAAGTATCCATCTATCACAACTGTTCTCGGGGTGTGCCCGAAGAAGAAAAAGAAACTGAACGAATGGAAACAGCGTGTTGGTCATGATAAGGCACAGGCAATCTCAACTCGTGCTGCTACCCGTGGCACAAACTTTCACAAGATGGTTGAAGATTTGCTCAATAACTGCTATAATGAGAACAACTTCAAAGGGCAACCCCTCCCCCTTATGATGTTTAAAAATGCTGTTCCAACTCTCAATAGAATCACTCAGGTCTATTTACAAGAAGCAGCATTATATTCTGATCACTTGGAAGTAGCTGGGCGAGTCGATTGTATCGGTGAGTTTGATGGTGTTCCATCTATCATTGACTTCAAAACCTCAAAGGAAGAGAAGCGTGAAGACTGGATGGAAGACTATTATATTCAAGAGACTGCTTATGGGTGTATGTTTTATGAACTATATAATACACGCATTAAACAACTTGTGACTATCGTTGCCTGCGAAGATGGTAATACTCAAGTTGTTATTAAGCAACCTAAAAAAGAATATCTCGATAGACTAATCGAACTACGCTCACTCTACCAGGAAATGTATGGAGGATAAAACCAAATTAATAGAGGATAAATTTATGACTGCTATGAGATTCTCTACAGAAGTAGAGGGTCTGGTGAAGGAAGATGCAATGAGTTATATCGATGCTATCATCCACTACTGTGACCTAAATGATATTGAATTAGAAACAGTTCCCAAACTAATATCAAAATCTTTAAAAGAAAAATTAAAGTATGAAGCTCAACAACTGAACTTCATTAAGAAAACATCCCGTGCAAAACTAATGTTGGTATGACAGACTTCTTTGATTCAGATATTGTTCGCAACGAAGCGAAAGAGATGGAGTTCCTGCAAATGAAAGCGATGGAACTCACTCTTGCTTCGCCTATGAAGGGTAGCAAGGAAGATCAACTTGAATACATTCAGGTTGTTCGCTCTCTTGTAGAGAAGCAACAAATTTTCTACACTCGTTTGAAACTTTCAGATGATCCCCGTGCTGTAGAGATGTGTGAACAGATCGAGCAAGGTGCTAAGATGCTGTATGGGTGGTGGGAAACTTCAGACGTTCTCTCACTCATGCGTAACATGCTAGACAAGCTCGATGAGTTTGAACGGGAGATCGAGGCAGAGGGTTGACGCCGCCCCCTGCCCGTGGTATGATGATCAGGTGATCAGGCGTCACACAGACCAAATCTAAACAAATCCGAGGTAATCCTATGTCTTTTGCTGACCTTAAGCGCAAGTCTCAAAACTCCTTTGCTTCTCTGTCTAAGGAACTTGAGAAAGCAAACTCTGCTTCCACTGGCGATGATCGTTTCTGGAAGCCATAGCGTTGACGCCGCTGGCAATGGGTATGCTGTTATTCGTTTCCTCCCCGCGCCTGATGGTGAGGAAATCCCGTTCGTAAAACTTTACTCTCACGCCTTCCAAGGTGATGGTGGTTGGTATATCGAAAACTCTCTGACTACTCTTGGTCAGAAAGATCCTGTTGGCGAAGTGAATCGTCGCCTGTGGAACAGTGGTCGTGATGCAGATAAAGAAACTGCTCGTAAGCAGAAGCGCAAACTGACTTACTACGCTAACATCTATGTGGTGAGCGACAAAGCAAACCCTGAGAATGAAGGCAAAGTGTTCCTGTATAAGTTCGGTAAGAAAATCTTTGACAAGATCACTGCCGCTATGCAACCTGAGTTTGAAGATGAGTCTCCTGTGAATCCTTTCGATCTGTGGGAAGGTGCCAACTTCAAACTGAAGATTACTAATGTTGCTGGTTATTGGAACTATGATAAGTCTGAGTTCGCCGCCCCGTCTGCACTCGCAGCGGATGATACTGCGCTTGAAAACATCTGGCGTAAAGCACACTCTCTCCAAGAGTTTGTCTCGCCGTCTAACTTCAAGACCTACGAAGAACTTGAAGACCGTTTGAATCTGGTGCTTGGCATTACTAAGACTCCTGCTCAAGCTCGTGCTGCTCAAGTTACTCGTGTGATGGATGAAGAAGAGGATGAAGAATTCTCTGCTCCCGCTCCCGTTGCTCGCCGTGAACCTGCCCTGCCTAAGGTTGCAGTCGCTGCTGGTGTAGATGAGGATGAAGATGATGCTCTCAGTTACTTCGCTCGCCTCGCTGAGGAAGACTGAAACCAAAATCCATAAATTAAAAACTCTTTGGGCGGAAAAAAAATCCGCCCAATTTTTTTGTCTATATACCCGAACGCTTTGTTGTTCGATCTACATAAGATGACGACCTAGAATATGTCGTAATAGTATCATACTGATTGATGAATTCTTGCACATACTCTGGCTTGAGAATAAATATTTTTCTTTTCTCATCATTTATTTTCAGTTCGTATTCATAATTAGTGACAGGAAAACACACTGAGTTACCAGATAAAATTTTAATGGTGTTGTTGTCATTGTATTTGTATGGCGTTTCATAAAAAGATCTCTCTACATTCAACCCTCCTTTCAATACAACATAACCTAAACTATTTTTAATCTCGTAGGTTTCATAATGATGAATGCCATCGGGATTATCATATGCTTTTACTACCATTTCATATAGATCTACTTCTCTTACTGGTAGATCGAAGTATGAATTGATAATATTATTTGTGATCAAGATGACCCAATCAAACTCAGATGTGTCGTAGAATTTATATGAAAGATAATCGATACGATCGTCGTCTGTCATAGTGTATTCATTGAAAAAGTTCTGAAAGTTATAAGAACTTTCTGACAGTTTATATCTTCTGAAGAAATTCTTTGCCAGAACATATTGTGTTTCTGAGAATGGAAACACATATGGTTTCTGATCGTATTCTATGTTTGGTAAGCGATTGAAGTATGACATTTATCTTGCTTTTCCGTTTAAGTCTTCTTTGAATACAAGTTTTGTTTCTAGTAATGAGATTGTTAATTGAATACCTACTGGTTTACCATCATTAAATGACATGTAATTTCCGTCTGTAATATAACTAACATCAACTGAAGTTATTCCTGATGGTTTATATTTTTGGTAGGTTCGGATTTTCTTCTTGTGTGGAACCCTGCATAAATTTCACTCTACATATGTCAGGTATGTTAATAAAGTTTCTTCCTTTTGTGCCACCAAATGCACCTCCTTCACTGGGAAGACATGCTTCTTTAAAAGCTTGAACTATTTTCAATACTTCATCTGCTTCTGATCTTGACTGGGGAATTAATTTAAATCCATATCCATGAGATCTTAACGAAGGTCCTCCATATAAGAGTTCTGTATTTGGATTTATAATTTTTCCAGTAGTTAATTGTAAAATATCATTAGTTCCTATGTTGCCACCCAACCCAGGTAAATTTTGGAATCCTTCACCTAAAAATTTTAAGAAGTCATCGCCAACTGCTTTAGCTGTTCCTTTAAATGAAGTTGCAGGATCTTTCATCAACGCAGTCAATGCACTATCTGTATCTCCTTTTGCTAAAGATTGTGCGATTGGAGAGGCAACTTTCCCTAATGCTGCTGCAGCTAAAGATGTGACATCTTTTCCTGCCCATGCTCCACTAAATGCTGATCCAATACTGTTAGGCATATTCAATGCTATTGAAGATCCTTTTGTATTGAAAGTTTGTTCGGTATTATATGATACTGCACCTCCTTTATATGGAGGTTCATAAGTTCCAAATTCAAACAACATATAATCACTACTGCCATCAATAGTTGCAGGATATTTTAATAATGTCATTGACTTACTACCTCGATGTCTTCTGGTCTACCATAACCTTTAATAATTCTTTTCGCTTTGATACGATCACTATACTTATCGTTGGTTTCTTTCCACACATCAGATGATTTATATGGAACTAATACTTTACCTCGTTCTCTAACAAAGTGTTCAACTGGTAAGTGAATAGCGGTATCCCATTCGTCGATAGCAAGATCCAAAAGAAACCCATCAACATTGTCTAGAATATATTTATGGAAACATACACGAGGTATGTCTATTCTATCTTCTTTTAATTTATCTATAACAAGTATTCTTTTCTTTGGGTGTAAGTAATGTAGATTGGCACCAAAGAAATGATCTGCGTTTCCTTTGATTACATACACTAAAGGAAACGTATCATAGTATGGTAGATACTTCATCTTAGCTTTGTATTCGAACAGATAAAGTCTACCAACTCTCGCATATCTTCTCAATTGATTCTCATCTCTATTATCTACGTCATCACTTCTATCACGACGCTCATCTGATTCTAATTTTTCTTCGTTATTTTTAAATTTTAAAGATAGTTTTTTTACTTCTTTCCTATACCAATCCCAGGTTTGCTCTTCTCCACCTGTTCTATCTTTAACTTGTTCAAAGATTGTTTTGTATCCTTTTCTTTTTGATTGCTCTTGCTTAGCAAAATCCTTTTGCCATTTGTCATACCCCCAAGTGATCTTCGGTGAGAATAAGGAACTGCATCTGTCTATCCTCACACCAGTCACTTGCGGCTTCCCATTTCGCTTGGTTCTTTAGAAACGTTAGCACTTTATCTTTATATAATTTAGTCTGTTTCTTTGCTGGAGGTGGAGGAGTTGTTTGTTTCTTTGGTTTAATTTCAACGAGATACTTTTTGATTTCATTTGATTTTGTTCTAACTTTAATGTAGAAGTCTACATAATAACGATGAACTCTACCATCTAAAGGAGAACGATAGGGTATCACAACTTCTTCGCTGCCCCACTCAATCACACTCTGATTCTTATCACAGAATATCATGAACTTTCTTTCCCATAGGGAACGATATACAATGTTCATAGGGTTACCCCTATACTTGGTGGGATTTATGGGGCGATAAAATCCCGAGTATGCCATAAATATAAATATAACTTCTCAAGGAATTTATTAGATGGGCGTTCAGACCTATTTAAATGCAATAGCAAACGGCAGAGGGATGGCAAAAAGCAATCTCTACTCCGTTTATTTTGGGGGAGAAAAAGTAATAACAGAATTAGAACAAAATTTTAATGGGCTTAGATCCAAAGCAGGAGATAGGATATCTAAAGTCGGAGAAAGAGTGTTGTTAATGTGTGATGAGGTTTCTCTTCCTGGCATTCAATCTTCAACGGGTTCTGTAGTTAGGCATCCTGGTTCCAATCCTATTTACTATCCCACCAATCCAATATACAATGATCTTCAATTGTCATTCATGTGTGATTCTGAAATGCAAGCACTGAATTTTCTTGTGCAGTGGAGAGAAAAAATATATAAGAAAGTTGGAAATTCTTCGGAACCATCTTACCAAGTAAATTATCCAGAAGACTATCAATGCACTCTATACATAGAAAAGAATGAAAGAGATTCTTCTTCTGAGATAGGTCAGACACCATTAACATATACTGTAAGAGGAGCATGGCCTTATAGTTTAGATTCCATTCCTTTATCTTATGGATCATCGCAACTAGTGAAAGTAACTGTTAACTTCTATTATAGAAACTGGAGTGCTGAGTTTGAAGGATTAGAAACTATAACCTAAATAATTTTACGAATTTAATAATTATAATTATGGCTTTACCAAGACCACCAGTTCCTACTTATGAATTGGAGATCCCTTCTACAGGGAAGACAATCAAATATAGACCATTCCTAGTCAGTGAGGAGAAGGTTCTTCTTATGGCTATGGAATCTGAAGACGAAAAGCAGATCACCAATGCAGTAAAAGATATTGTAAAATCTTGTGTTCAAACAAGAGGAGTTAAGATAGAAGATCTAGCTTCATTTGATATTGAATATCTCTTTCTTAACATTCGTGGCAAATCTGTGGGAGAAGAAGTGCAAATGAAAATCACTTGCACGGATGATAATGAGACTGAAGTGGATTACACTTTAGATCTCAGCAAAGTATCAGTTCAAAAGGATCCTGCACACAACAATAAAATTATGCTTGACGAATCCACTGGTCTTGTCATGAAATATCCTGGAGTAGATCAGTTCATCCAAACTCAAATTATGATGAAGTCATTGAATGCAGAAGAAGTATTTGATATCATTGTCAATTCTGTGTATCAGATTTTGTCAGGTGAAGATGTGTATGAAGCGAAGACATCATCTAAGAAAGAGATTGAAGATTGGTTGGGTGGTCTCACATCCAAACAGTTTGAAAAAGTAAAAGACTTTTTTGCTACGATGCCAAAACTTTCTCATACATTTACTATCACCAATCCAAACACTGGTGTTGAGTCTGAGTATACCATTGAGGGTCTAGTAAATTTTTTCGGGTGAGCATGTTCCATGAGAACCTTGCTAACTACTATCAGTCAAATTTTAATCTTATGTATATTCATAAGTTTAGTTTAACTGAATTGGATAACATGCTCCCATGGGAAAGAACTGTTTATATTACTATGTTGAATGGTTACATAGAAGAACAGAACAGTAAGAATCGATGAACTACGATTACCTACCACAACCACCTGAAGGGGTATTACATCCAACGCTACCTTGGAGTAGGATTAATCCTAACTCTAGGTTGTGGTTAGTTTTAAAATCGAAATTAACTGGCAGAAGGCAGGGAGATGAACACTATACTTCGTATGTAAATCTTTCTGATGCTGATGCTGATAGACTGATTGCAAATATGAAGAAGGATCCTCGTGGATATCCTTCTTTAGATCAGGAGAGTGGCACTCCTATTCAATGGATGGAGAGGCAGGAGAAGTATCAAAGGTGGTTGGTAAGAAGCATATCTTGAGAATCCTTTTCGTGAAGATGTAAATAAAAAGATCGAAGAGGCAGAAGTAGAAAGAAGATTACTTGAGATACAAGAAGAAAAGAAACGAGCAAAGGAAGAACAAGAAGAGAGGCAAAGAAGAAAGAAGGAGCGCGAGCAGGTTAAACCACCTGAGGCACCTGCTCCTGCCCCCACAGCACCTGTTGTTGCGGAGCCCCCACCTGTTCCAGAGGCAC